GCAAATTCTGCTTCGTGACGGACGGTCGGCGCAGCAAGTGATCGCGGAAGCGGCGGCGGCGATTGGCACGGTCAACGAAGAACTCATGTCGATGTACGGCGGGCTGCTGTACACCACCGAGAACTTTTACAGCATCTACCGTCAAGGAGAAGGCTCGCGCACGGAAACGCCGCGCAAGGCCGAGTTCGTGATGGCGGACGCGGTGCGCTCGGACACCATCGGGCACATGCTGCCGCTTTACGACTACGAAGACGCCGTGGCGTGGACGCCGCAGTATCTCAAGCGCGCATATCCGGCGCAATTGACGGCAGATGTGCAGTTGATTGCGGAGCGGTGGAAAAACCGCGTGGCGAAAGAACTATGGGATCGCGCGCTGACCGACACTGAGGTGTCGATTGACGGCAGCACCACGGGCTATTCGCCGGGATGGGCCATCGGGACGGGGACGAACATCAACTACATCCCGCCGCAGTATGGCAACAACGTTTTTACGTCGAGCCACACGCACTACAAGTATCTGGACGATGACTCGGCGGACTGGGGCGACCTGCTCGAAGACATGGTGGAGGAACTGCGCCACCACGGGATCGGCGGGCGTCTGGTGTGCTTCGTGTCAGGCGCGGATGTGGCCGAGTGGGTTGCGCTTACGGAGTTTGTCGAGCTGAACCCTAACGGGGTGACGGTGGTCGCCGGCAACACGAGCGCGCCCGTTCGCATCTCGCAGGGGGAGTTTGAGGGGCTGCCGGGGGAACTGTTCGGCTATGTCAAGGACTTGCGTGGGCTGGTGGAGCTGCGCTACGACGACCGTATCCCGACGAACTACTGCTTCCTGACGCGCACCTACGGGAACAACAACCCGCAGAACGCGCTCGCCGTGCGCATCGAAGATGGGTCGGGCTTCGGCCTGCGCGTCAATCCGATGATCAAGAACAGCCTGAATCCGGAACTGGACTCGGTGCTGTTCGAGGCCACGCACGGCGTTGGGGTGAATGATCGCCTGAAGGGCGTCGCGGGCTACCTGAACAGTGGTGCCGATGCGTGGGTTGATGCCACGGTGAGCTAGGAGACGACCGGACATGCGGAGCACGCTCGCGTGTAACTGGATCAACTACCGGATGATCGAAGAAGACGGCTATGGGCGCTTTGGCGTGCGCATGGTGCGCGCGCTGGCGCGGGCAGGCGTGCGGGTTACGCCGTCGCTTAGCCAGCTTCTCGCAGATCTTCCGGGCGACCTGCTCCGCATGACCGGCCTGGACTTCTCGCGCTTAACCATCTCGCTTATGCCGCCGCACGAGCTGCGCCCCGTGCCGGGTCGCCAGTGGCTTTACACCATGTATGAAGCCACGCGCCTTCGTAAAGGGTGGATTGACTACATCAACAACTATGCAGAGCGCGTGCTGGTGCCCGCGCCGTGGCTGCTCGACGTGCTGGACAGTCACGGATGCCGAGTGCCCACACATGTCGTGCCGGGGGGTATTGACCCGGCGGAGTTTCCAGAGTTGGAGCGCCCCGTCGATACGCGCCCGTACACGTTTCTGGCGCTGGGCGACCGGGGGTCGCGCAAGGGCTGGGATATTGTGTGGCAGGCGTTCTATGCGGCATTTGGCGAGCAGAAGGATGTGCGTCTTGTCATTAAAGCGCGCGCGGGCGGGCTTTCATGGTGTGACAAGGTGCATCTGGATTTGACCAACTCCGACTATCGTGTAAGTGCGTGGCGACAGGATGTACGGAGCATGGCCGATGTGTACGCGGCGGCGGATTGCTTCGTATTCCCAACGCGCGCAGAGGGCTATGGGTTGCCACCGCGCGAGGCGGCGGCTACGGGGTTGCCGGTGATCTGCACCGCGTGGAGTGGCACGGAGCCGCACATCGAAGACTGGGCGCTGCCGGTGCGCAACTATCGCATGGTCAATGCCAGCATCGAGGCGGAGCCTTTCCGTGATGGAACGCCCGCACAGTGGGCGTATTCAGACGTGGATGAGGTTGCAGCGCTGATGCGCTGGTGCTATGACAACCGCGAGTTGGCGGCCGAGAAGGGACGGGCGGCGGCCAGGTGGCTTCGCGCGCATGAGACATGGGACCATGCGGCGGCGAAACTCATCCGCCTGATGGAAGGATACGACGATGGCACTGACCGCTGAGCAGCTAGGCGACCTCCGCGCAGACATTGGCGATGACGGGACAGTGTTTACAGAAACCGAACTTGATCGTCTGTATGAGCGCGCGGGGAACAACTACGATCAGGCTGTTGTGCTGGCGCTGCGCCAGTTGCTCGCCAGCGCCGCCAAGTTGCATGACTATCAAATCGCGCACGCGATGGAGCGCAAGAGTCAGGTGTTTGATCACCTGCAAAAGCTTCTGGCGTATCGCGAAACAGTGCTGGGTGCGGCGGCGAAACAGGTGTATATCACGGCGTTCCGCGCCGTGCCGCCGCGCGAAAAGGACGAGCCAGATGCCTGATCTGTCTGCCTGGGGTGTTGGCCGCGCCGAAGACACGGCGGCGCGGATCGCCGCGCAGCCCGTAAGTATCGTGGTTATTCGCAATGGGGCAAAGCTCGATGCGCAGACTGTACGTGTGGAGCCACTGGGCTTACCCGGCCAGCAGCGCGGAGAAAACGCAACAGTTGCGAACACCGGCGTGCTTATCACGGGCTACAAGGGCCACGCGACGATTGCTGATACGGACCTGCGTCGCGGCGACCGCTTCGTGGTAGATGGGCAGATGGTCACGGTGACGGCGGTGCTAGTTATCGTACCGGGGCGCCTCGTGGCGATTGCGGAGGCCAGCGAGTAATGCCGTTTCAGTGGGACCGAACGCCGGTCGATGCGTTCTCGGCGGGGATGGATGCGTATGAGGCCGCGCTGTATCAGAGCATCTATACCATCTGTTTGCGGCGCAAGCCTGAAATCGAGAACTGGATGAAAGCGAACGCGCCGTGGACAGACCGCACAGGGAACGCGCGCCAGACGCTGCATGTCGAGGTGATGGCAACAATACACCAAATCACAACTGAGCTGGCGCACGGTATGTATTATGGCATCTACCTGGAACGCAAAAATGCGGGACGGTATGCCATCGTAACACCCGCCGTGGACCACTGGACGCCAATCTTAATGGCAGATGTGCAGGCACTACTCGGGTGAATGTAGAGTCGGTTGTGATCGCGGCGCTTGAGGCGGACGCCGGTGTGGGCGGGGTTGTCACACTGCTCACGGGCGGCGTGTACTCGTTTGTGGAAACGGGGCGCCTCGGCATCAGCCGCACCAGCACGCCCGGCGCGTTTGACGCAGACGGGCTGCTCAAGCCATGCGCGGTTGTGAAGGCGCGCGGGGCGGCGCCGGACGGCGGGGCAGATGATGACGGCGCGCAAGTGGCAAGCTACCGGCAGGTGGTCGAGGTGTGGCTGTACGCCGACGGCGACGCCGCGCAGACCACCATCGAGGCCGCGCAGAAGCGTGCATTTACCGTGCTGCACGGCAAGATGATCGGCAGTGATAAGGTGATCGCGCATTGGGCCGGAAACTATTTCGGCGGAGAACGCGATGCCAGTCTTGACTTTGCGTTGGTGCTCCGCTGCGATTACGCAGTGCGGGCGATGATATAGGAGTAGTCCGAATGACAATCAATGCGTATCGGTTCGGGCTGAACGACTGCAAGGTGGCTGTGTGGAATGCGGCAGAAAGCTATGGCACGGCGGTTGATGTCGAATCGATCCAGCTGATGGGCGTCGAGTTTAACACCGAGTCCGGCCAACTGGAAGGAGACGACATCATCACCGACGCCCACGCCAAGACCCAAAGCGTTACCGTGCGGATTCGTTTCGGCTTCAAAGACCTGGATGTGATTGAGGTGCTGACGGGCGTGACGAACACCGAGAGCGCCCCCAACTCGGAGAGCATGATCTTCGCGCGCGATAACATGCCCTACTTTTCGATCTGCGGGCGCGTGGACAGCACCGAAGGCGGCGGCGACATGCACATCTTTATCCCGAAGTGCAAGCTCATGGAGGGCTTTGGGCTATCGATGGAGAAGGGCCGCTACATCACGCCAGAAATCACGGCGATGGCCGTTTACGAGGGCGCCACGTATGGCATGGCGAAGGTGATTGCGCACGCAACCGCCGCTGCCGTGACCATCCCGCCCGCCTAAGAGGATAGGCCAATGGCTGACGAGTTGATGATCACGCCTGCGGCGGAATGGAACCGGAATCGGGAAGGCGTTGTAACGCGCCTTCCCTCCGGGCGGGTTGCCCGGATTCGTCCGTTTTCCTTTTCGCTGCTGGTTACGCTGGGGCGCATTCCAGACGGGATGGTAACGCTTGTGGCAGACATTATGAAAGGGGAGCGGAACGATATGCCCGCCGCCGAATCACTGTCTGATCTGCAAGATCGCCTCAAGTTCATGGACTATGCGGTGATGACGGCGTTTGTGGAGCCGCGCGTCGTAGACACAGACCCCGTTCCGGACGGGTGCGTACACGTGGACGCGCTGGAACAGAACGATAAGGAGGCCGTTTTCGCGCTGCTCAATGCGCCGCTGCGCGAATTGGAGCGGTTTCGTGACCAACAAGGCGGTGCTGTGGAATCTGTGGGCGCTGCAGAAGGATACAATGCGCCCGGCGAGCCAGCTTCTGAACCTGACGGCGTGGGTGAGGCGTGAGTTTGGCGACTGGCGCGATGGCTGGTGGGAATGCTACCAGTTTGACCGCGCCGTGTCGTGGTTGGGGCGCTATGTGGAAAACAAGATGAGCGAACTCAATCGCGACGGAGAGCCAATGCACACACTGGAAGACTTGCTGGCAGAATCCGACACAACCATGAATTCGCGCGAGGGACTGGCCTGGCTGGCAGCGCAATTCGGAGTTATCCGAAGGTAAACTGGCATATGGGCATGGGAGATTTTACGGACCCCGGTGGCATGACCGGGGGCCTGCTTGCGGGGGGGACACTCGCCAACATGGCGGTGGGGCGGATTGTTATTGACACCGCCTCTATTGCCGCCTCGCGCACCGTTGTGGTCCGTGAGGCCAAGCTCATGGGCGACGAGTTGCAGCGGGTGGGGGATCGGACCGACCGTGGCGTAACGCAAGCGACCGGCGCACTCCGCCGCCTGGAAACGAGCATCGAGCGGGCACAGGGACGCGCATCCCTTTTTGTGGCCGCGCTCGTTACGGGCGGCGTCGCGGCGGCGCAGAGCGTCAAAGGCCTGGAACTGCGTATGACGGCGCTGTCCGGGAGTGAGCAGCAAGCCGCCGAGCATATGGAAACGCTTCGCAAACAGGCGGACGCCGCCGGGCAGCCGTTTCTATCTCTGGTTGAGGGCGCGACGGGGCTGCTTCCTGCGCTGCGCGGCACAAATGCCGATTTGGGGCAGACGGTCATGCTGGCGCAGCGACTCGCAATGATGGACCCGGCGCAAGGTGTCGCGGGCGCCTCATTCGCGATTCGCGAGTTTTTAAATGGGGAATATATCAGCCTGACCCGCCGCCTGGAACTGGATCGCTCGCGGCTGCGCGAAATTCTGGCTGAAGCGGATGGAGACGCGGCTAAAGCTATTGAAGGGTTAAGCCGCTACATAGATGAGATCGGCATCTCCGAGCGGCAGCTGACAGAGATGGGCAAGGAGGGCGCATATGCCTTCCAGGTTTTGCGCGACGAGGGGCGGCAAACGCTCGCACTGGTGTTCACGCCTTTTTTGAATGACGTACTGATTCCCATCACGAAGGTGTTTAACACTATCCTAAAGCAGGCGCGCGAACTAGACCCGGCGCTTACGAAAGTGGTGGGTATCTCGGCTGGGCTGTTCGGCACGGCGGCAGTCGCCAGTCGCGGGCTGCCCATTATTGGGGCGATTCCGGGCGGCGGGGCGATTGCTAAGGGCGCGGTTGGGGGAGGGGCGCTATATGCAGGCTCGCAACTGGGCCTTGGTGCGGCGCGACTTGCTGGCAACCTCGGTGTTCCTGGCTTTGGGGCGTTTGAGGGAACGTCACAAGCTGAAGCGCAAGCCACCATTGTAAACACCGTTAAGCAGATCGGTGTAATCTTGCTGTCTGGGTTTTCGAGTATAGCAAAACTTGTCATTTCCGCAGGCCTCACGCTCAGTAATGCTTTTAATGTTGTGGTTTCAGCCGTCAAAATTGGCGGGGCGGTTTTGGGAAACGGCCTCGCCGATGTTGTTGAGACGCTCGCTAATGGAGGAAAGGCCCTTGCGGGTGTATTTGCCGATATTTTGGAAAATTTTGAGACGATTGACTTTAACTTTGGAACAATCGATCTTGGGGAGAGAGACTTAGGTTTTCTGGGGAAAATAGATTATGGGGAATTGGACCTTAATTTTGGCAGCGTCGAAACGGGCATACGTGGCACAGTAGACGCGCTCAGGAGCTATGAAAATAGCGCAACCACGTTTGATGACGCCCTGCGCACGTCAGACAGCACGATGCAGGACCTGATCGACACTGTTAATCGCGGCGTTGAGCTAACCGAAGAACAGGAACAGGTCTACCAACGGGCCTCTGATCGTCTTGATGGATTAGTGATAGAGTTTGGGCGGTGGTCAGGCGCGATTGATGAGGGAACGCGCCAGCTTTCAGCGTTTGAGTCTCAATTTTTTCGCACGATGGTCGAGGGACTGCAAAAAGCTGTTGGCGCCATTAAGCCTGCCCAGCCGGACATTAAAGTTACGGATGAACTGCTCGACGAGTGGACCACATTCCAGGATGACCTGGCAGATATAGACCGCCAAGAGAAGGAGGATTTGCGCGAGGAAGATCGCCGCTACCGCGCAGATACGCTTAAAGAGACGGCGCAATATAACGAAGACATAGCGAAACAAACGGAACGCTACAACGAGCAAGTGGCGGGCGTCGAGAGAGACTACGCCCAGTCGCGCGCCCGCGCTCTCGAAGATAACCAGCGGCGCTCGGCGGAAATTGGCGCAGATCTGGCCGCGCGCACAACCGAACAGGAGATTGCGCACCGCGAGCGCACCGCCGAACTAATTGATCAGTACAACAGCCGCCGCGAAGACATGGAAGCTGATTATCAGGAGCGGATGGCACAGATTCAACGCAGCGCGCGGCGGGACATGCTGAATGCGGCGATGCGTTTAGACGCCAGCGGCGTTTTTGCGGCCCAACAGCGTCTCAAGGACCAACAAACGGACGAGCAGCGGGCATATCAACGGCGGCTCAGTGATCTGGACAAATGGCTAAGCGAGGCGCAAGAGAAGGAAAACGAAGCGCACGCCAAGAGCATCGAGGAGGCGCAGCGCAATGCGGAGAAACAGCTAGATGATTTGCGTGTCCGCTACGAGCGCGAGGAACAATTAGCGAAAGAAAACCAACAAGCGCGGCTTGCCGAATTGCGCCAGCAATATAATCGCGAGCAGTCGGAGACGCGCGACCAGTTTAATCGAGAAATGGCACAACTGCGCACACAACATCTACTGCGCATGAATGAGATCGCGCGCAATGCACACGAAGAACGACAGGCGGTTGAGACGGCGTTTATCAGTACCTTCAACCAGCTTCAAGCCGAGGCGGGCGCACACCAAAGCGCGATGATCAACATCCAGCAGGCGGGACAGGCGCAAATGGAGGCCGATCTGCGCAATTGGTGGGAACGAATGAAGGGTGTGGTGAGCACGTCTACACAGGCGCCGATTGTGTCGTCTCCAAACACATATGTCCCGCCCGGCGGTCGCTACATTAATCCGTATCAAACGGGCGGCGCTGTTGTCAAAACGGGGATCGGGCGCGTGGAGGCGGGTGAATACATTTTGCGCCCCGATGTGGCGCGCGCGGTGGATCGGATGCTTGGCGGAAACATGACGCAAGGCGCGCTGCTGTCATCGCTGTCGGGACGGGCGTCGCGCGGAGATGTGCAGATTAATGGGTTTACAGTACCCATTACGATTGAAACAAACACGAGCGCGCGCGATGCGGCGCGGTATGCGGGACAAGAAGTGGAGCGGAAAGTCTACGAAGTGCTGGCGGAATTGATCTCGTGAGCGTTTATCAGTACGCGCCTGGACACAACAACGCGGAGGGATTGGTGGCGCTTGATCCGCAGCCGATGTCGCCGGGTCTGCTGTATCCGCTCCGCATATACGCGGCGAGCGGGGAGGTCTATGACCACGGCTCCGCATATACCATCTGGCGCTATAACTTCCTGACGCCCGCGCAATATGCTGCGCTGTTGTCGGCGCTTGGCTTGGCCTCAGCGGTCACGGCGCCGATTACTGCGACAACCATCACCGACGCGGCGCGCACAACATGGGCGAACTATAACGCGCGCATTGTGCGCCCTGCGCACGGAACGCAGGCGCAGTTCCGGCGCGGCTTCTGGCGTGACGTAGAGTTCGTACTCCGCGAATTGGAGGCGCTAACGTGACCACCGCCATCGCCTACCGCTTGCTGCTTGTGCAGCCCAACGTTGTTTTTGAGGCGCGTGTTAACCAGGCGGTCATCCCCGCAGACGCCGCCAG